CCTTGGCTTCTTCCATGCGAACCGCACCGAGAGACATGCAGTAGTAGACTTGAGTTGCATAACTCTTGTCAGCACGCTCATCAATCCGCGCAGAGATGTCTTTACCAAGACCCAGGGTCAAGCCATCTTCGGCCCAAGCAAAACACTTGCGGATGTCATTTACATCAACATCCAGCCGGTTGGTCATGATGAATTTGAAACCCATGAAGGTGTCAACATCACCCTGAACCAGTGCTTTGATGGTGTTGAAGTCGCTGCTGGTCACTTCAGTAGTGCCGAGCAGGTCTTCAATCTGCTTCGGGCCAACCGCGATGTAACGATTGATGGACGGGTCAACATCCAGCAAGTCCATCTTGCGCTTGGCTTCACGCAGCTTTGCAATGGTCAGGCCATCGTTGGATGAAGCTGAACCAACAGAGTTGGCGGTTGCATCCAAGTCTGCGCTGCCTGAACCGGTCTCGCCGGTGCTTGCAGTGCCGGTAGCGGCGGCGATGATGACATCATCCATTGCACGACCCATAGCAGCAGCTGCCGCACGAGCGTAGGATGAAGTCGGGTCAATCAGCATACGGACTTTGTCCTGGTCATCAATCAGGTCAGCATACTCGTAGTCAGCCAAAGACAGGCGGCGGCGACCATGCGGGGTGTCCATCTGCGGGGTGTCGGCGTGGCGGCTGGTGCGAAGGGCAGCAGTCGCAGCACCAATTTGGTCAATGAAAGCATTTTTGCCAACAACATTCTCAATGCGCACTGCATCACGCAGACGGGAACCCATCTGCTGTGAAAGCATCTGCACATTTGCAGAATACTGCTGAACAAATGCTGTGGTTACTTGCGTAGACATAAGTCTAACTCCTTGTTTTCACAGTTACATTTGGTTCATTGTCAGTGCGCTACCCTTTCGGACGCTCCTCGCTTTTTTGGCCGGCGTATGGCCACCGTCTTTCCGGTCGTCTGCGGGACGAGTTGCCTCGCTACCCCTAGTAACCCATTCCCAATACCTGTCGGCTAATCGGGCCGGGTCAAGAACATCGCGTTGAGTTCCAAACTCTAACGCAATCCTCAAACAATCCATTCGAGCATGGACTTTTTCAAGTTCATCCATGAACCATGTCCATCAGCTCTGACACCCGGTCAATGGCGGTTTGCCTACCAGGTGCTTTTGCATCCCAATAAGGATGTGTTTTGTCATTCATGATGGCATCAATCTCTGCTTGTGCCTCTTTAGGTGTCATAGCACGGCTGGAAGGACTGTCAGAGATTGTGTCTTCACTGGTTACACTATGCCGGAAATCCGCCATGTTTGCAAACGCTTTGATGAAATCGGGATGGTTGCCAATCATCGTGCCATCTGCCAGCTTCATTTCCAAAATTTCAGGCGTTGTAAAGTCTTGGACAACCGACTTAGCCGCAGCAAGTTTTTGTTCAAACGCTTGCCCCCATTCCTTACGGAGTTCAGTCTCCACCTGTTCGCGGGCAAATTGTTCATTCTGCTCCGCCGCTTCCGCAGTTTGTTGCGACATGCTTTTGTAGTATTCAAGAACACCATTCGCTTGTTCCGGCGAGAGCCGGAGTTTGTGCGCAACATCGGCGTAAGATTTGGCGGCATCTTCTGTAATCACATTCCCATCAACAGCTATTTCATAACCATCGGGCGTTTCCGGTCGCCCAAGCCGACTATAAATGCGGTCAAGGTCTTCGTCTGTCGGATTAACCGGCATCGGAATCTTGTCTGCACCAATAAGACGCTGCGCGTTCACATAGGAACGGGCAAGGTTTCCAACATCTTTAATTGGGGAGAGGCTTGGGTGGTCACGCAATTCTTCTGGTATTGTGCTTAAAAAATCGTTACCAGAACCGCCTTGCGCTACATCCGCTGGTGTTTCCAACAGCGGTGCTTCGGTAGGCTGGTCTACCTGTTCGATTGCTTCTTCTGACATAATTACTCCTCTGTCAGCATGTTGTGGATGTGGAGGATGACTGCTCTTTTACCCTCCTCAAAAGCTGTGGCCTTGGCATCGCCAGCCACATAGCTTAAAGACCGCCAGTTACAGCGGGCTTCAAGGTCGTGCAAAACCTTCTGTCCGTTTGTGGAATCAAAGGTTTCTTTATACATTGCGCGGAGTTTGTCTATTTCCTGCATTATTCTCCAACCATCCTAACTGCTTGTGCAGCTTGGGCGGCGGTATAGACATCTTCTTGTTCCTGCTGCCGTTGCTGCATCATTGCTTGCTGTTGCGCTCTGGCTTCCCTCGCCTGATTAATTTCCCGCTGTGAACGAAGCGTAGTCTTGGGAACACCAAGAGCATCGGTAACATGCCTCACCAAACCATCAGGGTCAATATGGTCGCCAACCGGCAGGGCTTGAGACAGCGGCATAAGGATTTCCAATGCCCGCATAGTGTTGTTAAGGCTGTTGGACTTTTGCGCACGAGCCAGCGGTGAAACATACTCAATCTCAACATTGCGGCCTTGCAGAAGTTCTGGGGGCTGTGCCAGCATTTGCTCCCGCAACATCAGGGCAAACACGCGGTCAATCAGCGGGCGAAGCATCTCGTTCATCAATCTGCCCAGCACGGGGCCAATCACCCTCATGCGTTCTTCTTGCCTTCCAATCACCTCTGTTGCAGTCATGTTTGGCCCACCGCCAATAAGAAGCTGGTCAACAAAGAAAGCGGAACGAATAGCTTGTCTGCGTTGGTTTTCCATTTCCAGCCCAATGTTAATGTTTGCGCCGGTATTTAGCGGGGTAATGGTGTCGCGTGAACCAGACCGGTAGAAATTAAGGCCACCAGGCTGGGTGCGGATTGGCAACAAGAAACCATCGTCAGGAACCAGCAGCGGCGGATTAATCATCTTTTGTGCCGCTTCAATAATGGTCTTGGACATCAGGTTAATCATCTTAACATCTGGTAGGGCGGTCATGGCCGGCGACCGCCCCATAATCTCACCAGTCGCCTTCAAGAAACGCGGAACCACATACGGCATTTCATTGAAGCCACCTTCAAGCACAATCATGCCCGTCTTTTTGCAAATATAGACGGATGAGTATGGCATGTTCTTATTGTCAATTTTGGTAGCGTCCCGGTCTTCGTTTGGCAGCACGATGTGCAAAATCTCAACCATGTCGTCCGGGTTCTTCTCAAATGTTTTGAGAATGTAGTCAGTAACATTTTCTTTGCCAAAGCGGCTAATAGCTTGGGAAGCTGTGGACTCATACAGCCGGTAAACGGCATTTACCACGCCAAAGCGGTCTTCAGTTACATAATATTCGGAGATGTGCCGGGTGCTAAAACGCAAGTCCCCCTCTGACATTTCGCAGAACATGCAGCCAGTGCCAAACACAACCAGGTCAACATACATCTCGTGTATTTCAGTCTCAAAGTTTGACTGATTAAACGCTTGCATCATACGCATACTGGTGTCTTGCAGCCATTCACGCACATCATCATCGCGGCTAATGTCGCTGTCTTTAATGTCCAGATGGAACCAAGGTGAAGCCCCAGAGGTCAGCATGCCATGTAAGCTGGAAGCAAGCAGGTCAACAGCCTGTAAAGCTGTGCCATCATAAATCATTTCCATGCGTTTCTCGCCACGAGACCGCTTCTTTACGATGTCAGCCTTGCGGGGCAACATATAATCCGCAAGTTCTTGGTAGTGCGTGTTCCAGTTGTCGCGCTTTGCTTTTAGTTCCTCAAAACGCTTTACAAGTGTCTTAGCATGCTGTTCCATAATTAACCCATCAATGTTGGAGTTTGGCCACCATTAGCGGTGTCACCCAGCACAGAGCCGCCAACAATCGTTGCCCCCCTGCCTCGGCGGCGGGCGCGTTGTATTCTTGCAGATTCTTCTGCTAAAGCGGCTGCACGACCCATGTCCGGTGGGGCTGGGGCTGTGTCGCCTGGCGCAGCTGGTGGCGGTGGAGGTGGAGCCGTAGTCCCCATAACTGTTCCGCTAGGTCTGTCTTCGCTAGGCATCATAGCGCGTTCTGTAGGTGTTAGACCACGGGCTTGGATTACGCCGCCTCTTTCTTCAAACATAGGAAACTGGTCGCCAGTGCCGGTGGCTCTGTTCACTCTGGCAGCAATCGGATTGTAATCTGGACGACCAACATAATCATCACCGCCAAATACCCCGGACCCTCGTCTAACAACGCCAACAGTCATGCCGCGCTCATCACGCACGGGAGTCCCGCCTTGCTCCAATCCCTTAATAATTCTTTCCCTTGCGGGTGTCCCCATTAAGACTTGAGTGCGGAATAAAGGGTCAACAGCAGCCCGTAAAGGCTGTTCTTC